CCTTGATAGACAAGGAATAGCGTTAAGAAGCTTATGTGAGTAGTACATCACCTACTTTTTTCTACCTATAATTGAATTTATTACATTAATAATATCTGCCATTATAGCTCCTAAAGTAAAAACTAGGTACATATATACTTCTTTTGAATAAGCCATCACCACTGCAATCATCAAAATCAACATAGCCAATATAAACATTTCCATTATTTTTCCCCCATTAATGTAGGATCAATTCCTAATTCTAGTTGAGTATCAATATCTGATTGTACCTCTGCCCACTTATCAAATGCGTTTATCTCATTTTGAAGTTTATCTCTAAAGTCTTGTAAAATTATTTTTGATTCTACTACTTGTTTTTCTGTTTGTTCTTTATTGTTGTAGTCAATTTGTTTCAACTTATCTAGTGCAAGTTCTATTATATCAACTGTAGCTATTGTTTCTATCATATATACTCCTATATTCCCAAGGCTTTTATTGTTTGTTCTTCATCAAGTGGTAAAGGTTTGCCTTGTTGTAACCAATCTACCATTTGTTCAAAATAGAAAGCCTCATCTTCTTTATCTGAAGCTTCTAAAACTTTTTGTGCGTTCTTAAAAAACTTTAACACTGTCATGTCCTTCATTTCAGGACTCATTGCTTTTACCTTTTTACCTGGTCTTTGATTGCTCATTTAACACTCCTCTTTTGGCTTTCAAAGTTATTAACAAATACTCTAATTAATCTGGATAGATCAACTTCTTCCTCTTTTAGAGATTTAGGGTTTTTAAATAAAACTTTACATTCATTAACTTTCATAATTCCTGTTTTGCCATCTACTACAACAGCGTCATCTGTATGTTTTCTCCAATCATGTGAAGAATAACCTAATACATCATTACTCATTTTTCCTCCTTCTTAAAATCATCTAAATGATTTAAATTTGCATATCTACCATTTTTATCGATAGCATAAGCTAAAGTTTGTCTGTGTCTTTTTATTGTATTTTTATAAAGGTCTTTTGCGTCATTATAAGTTTTTACAATTGTCTTTGTGCTTCTATCTAAAGACCTGTATTCAAATATAGAATACTCAACAGCGTTATCTATCACATTTTGTTCCCATTCATTTGGTTTATTATCCAAAGGTAGCACTCCCTATTATTAATAGTAACATACCTGGCACTACGATTGATAACGGCCAAAACTCCCAAAAGTCTTTCCAACCAAAGTCTTCTTCTTTCTTTTGTGCCTTTAAATTTCTTTTAATCTCTCTCATCAAATCATTAATAGGTTCACCTTTTTGAAAGTTAGGGAAACCCATGTCATTTAACATAGCAACCTGATTATACACCTCTTTTAGTGTTTTCTTTTTTACTGTAATTGTAACTTTATCAACCATTAACAGCACTCGCTTCAACTTTTTCAATTTGATTAAAGTAACACCAATGTGTACCTTTATCACCTGTATATGTGATAGCACCTACATAACCTAATTCGGTATCATAAGTTTTTGCATTTAAACTAGTGTCGTTCTCAGCGGCTACATCTGTTTTTTCTGTTGCGATACCTATATTGATAATTGTACCACTTCTACCGTGGTTACATTCAACATAATCACCTACATTTATAATCATAGTATAGTTCTCCTTTATTTGTTGTCTTCACTACTCATTAATAAAACAATATAATGTATTGCTTTAAGTAAATCTTTTCTATTTTTACCAGCTTTCTTACCATATCTGCAAAGATACTTAATGGCATTAGCTTGGCAAAAATCTTTATCAATTCCTAGTTGGCGTAACATATCTTGTACCTGAAAACCGTCTTTGGTTGTACTGTAATGTTCACCATAAGTTGATTTAATATATGTGTCTATTTCTTTTACTATTTTATCTTCACCGTATTTCATTATGATATCCTTTTGTTTAAGTTTTTAAATTCGTATTGTTTTGTAAGTTCTGGAGCATAATCTTTTTTAAAGAATTGTCTGCCATTCCATAATTGTCCGTAATCATTAAATAATGAATTATCACCTCTAGCTGTATCACCAAAAGCGTCTTCATAAGTTGTATAATAATCCTGACCATGTAAAATTTTAACTTTAGTATTGCCTACAAAGTTGGTTGCTGTTTCATTATAATTTTTATCACAGTATTTTTTAATCTTGTCTTTGAATTTGTTTAATGTTTCAATATATTGCATTGGCACATTTCTAAAAATGGTACTATAAGAATAAAAAAACTCATCATATTTTTCATCCGAGTCTTGGTATTCTCTACCATAAACTAAACTAACTGTATTTTGTTTAGTCAATTTATTCACTAGGCATTCTCCTGTAATAAGTCTGCTTTAGAAACATTGGCTGACGCTAACTCCATATCTATTACTTCATAAACATTCTCAGCATCAATACCAACTAGTTCAACATTCTCAACATCTAATATTTCTTTAATAGCAGTTGATTGTGTAATCATATTACTTTTTAAATTAGCAATAATTGTATCTACTGCTTGTTCGGCTGTATCTGTAGCCCATTGTTTTACTTTACTCATAGTGTTTTTCTCCTTGTTTTGATTCTATTACTATTATACTAAATAAATCAAGTAAAGTCAAGCAAATTCTTTTCTTAGCTTTCTCAATTCTTTTTTCTAACTGTATTTTCTTATTCATATACACATATACTATCATACCTGGCCTATAAAGCAAGCGTTATTTTAACTATTTTTGATTTATTTTTGAAGCCCCATAAGGGTTTCTAGGGTGCGACACATTTAACCAGCATGGTGTTCTGGTTATGTTCTGGTTATTTCCAGTTATCTATGACCCACTGCTGTGTCGATTCGTGTGGATTTGGTCTTCCGTGGAAAACAGCTATCTTTGCTGTGTCTGATAATTCAAATGTCCAATCATTTTTATGAAATCTCTTTTGTTTTCTATCAAACCATTTGTATGATTGTGTCCACTCGTCTGGATATATCTTAACATTTGGATCACCTTTCATAAGTTGAGTTACAACATTCTGGTCACCTTGTAATCTTCTATATTTTGGTCTATCGGTCATATATGGAAACCATATCTTTTCTGAACATACTTTATTATTGAATTTCATAATACTAGAATTAAACCAGGTATCTGGTTGACCAAAATCTCTTATTACACCCATAGTCATATCATCACCATAGTTAACAAATTCGTCTATATTTTTTAATATTACTACATCTAAATCTAAATAAAAATTTACACCATCTAAAAAACTATCAGGACTAAACAATTGTAGTTTATTCCACCAACCCATTAAATCACTTCTTTTAAACTTTTTAAATTCAATATCACCTTTGACTAATTTGTTTAGTTTAACATGGTCAGTCCAACATATAAATCTATGTGGTACTGTTAAATGTCTTTGTACCATATTGTACAAATTTTGAACATAGATTGGTTCGTATTTGTTACCATAAAAAACACAGTTTACATTTATCATATGTTTATCCAATTGAATACAGCTCTCATACTTAATACTAGATACATGAGTTCCATCAATGCTCTAGGCCAATCTTTATCTTTTAAACCAAAATATACCCACATAATACAAGCTACAACACTTAAACTCCAACCAACCCATTGAGTTGATATGTTTGCTGATGATAGAATAGATACACTTGCCATTGCAACAAAGAAACCTAACCATCTCCAATTGTTTATGTTTTTATAGTATCTAATTTTCATACTTCTTGTTCTTTTAATACTTTATAAGCAGTACCATTACCCATTTCTTCTAAAGTAAATTGGTGTTGAGCAATCATTTTCATCCACTCTTCCATTGTTTTTCTTCCAGGTTTAAGTGGTTTTTGTATTTTACTAATATCTCTACCACTTATAGGAGCACATACGTTTCTTTGATGTACAATTACAGGTACTTTATTTAATACTGCGTCTATGGCTGATAATGACATATTTGTAACTAAACAATGACAATCTTTTAGATCATCTTTTATATCTGTATTATACCATTGATTACCTGGCCTAGGTTTATTTCTAAACTTAATTGGCATATCAGTATGTTTTTTAATCTCTGCTGTAACTTGTTTTACCCATTCATCTTGTGTTGTACCGTTTATGTGATAAGTTACAGTTTGTGATGATGGTGCTAATAAAATATGTTTACAATCACCTGTGTACCAACCTTTAAACTCTGTATCTATACCTTTATTTGTCAATTCATTTAGTCTTTTACCATCAGCCACTTTCATTCTGATAGTGTGAATACCACCTTTAATAATTCTAAAGTAAGTATTACTAGAGTCAACTATTTTAGGTTCAGGATATCTTTGTATTTGTTTCGTCAAATAACCTACATCAACATACCACCATTCTTCGCCATTTTCAATACAAGTTTTTATGTCTTTTAAATTACTACCACCTAACCCCCAAAAAAAATGAATAGGTTTCATAGGTGTATCTTTCCAACCTTTTTCTATGTGAGGCCATATTTGGTGTGATAAACAATCTCGTCTTTGCATTTTATGGCAAATTATCATTGTTGTAACCTATCTACAATACTTACAGCTTCACCACTTTTTATTTCTTCCATACTAAATTGACATGCAAGTAAACCATCAATCCACTGATTAACTAAATCATCATCTGGATAATGAGGACTATCTATATTTTCTAGTTCTAATTCTGATACTTCACTAGCCGCTGATACTTCACTACAGAAACTAGGTACACCATTTAATATTGCCTGTATAGCTGCTGTTGATTGATATGATACCATACAATAAGCATTCTTTAACTGTTCTTCTAATGGTGTTTTGGTAGTTTTACTTCTTACTATAATCTTTCTATCTGTATATTTTTTAAGTTCAGTAATTTTATTTTCAGTCCAAACTTTCTCATCTTGTAATCTATACAATCTAGTTATAGCTTCTGTAGGTGGGCAAAGTATAATATGTTCACCACTTTTTGTAAATGGTTTTCTATCTATTGGTTTATACTTCTTAATTCTTTGTAAATCTTCTTTTTCTAATTCTAAAGTATAGTTTAGTTGCATTTGATTTTTTATTAATCTGTACAACATACCATTAGGTCCAGGCTGATAGTTTCTAGTAGCACCAAAGTAAGCATGATCCATGTAATAAAAAGGGTGTAATCTTTTTTGACATTCCCATATTACTTCCTCAGCACCTCTTAATGTGCCTACTACAGCAACTGGATTTTTAGTCCACTTCTTCCAATCAAATGTTTTCCATTCTCCTTTTGAAAACCTAGGTATGGTATTTAAACTATTTTTATGTACAGTATCACAAAGTGCTTTAATCCACTGGTCATGTTTAGGTTGACTTGTACAAAATCCTTCTATCATAATTACATATCAATTTGTTTTTGATCCTCATACATATCAAACCACTCATTTGCATAATCACTATTTTTATATTCTTTAAAATACGGACCACCTTTTGTAAAGTGTACTAGTTTAGCATTTGGTGTATGTGTATATTCACTAACTAACCAATTCCATTCTTCATCTATTTTACCTATTAAATCTTCACTCTCTAACCATTTGTATTGATGTAGTTCTAATCCACTAGCAGAGTTTACATAATCTGGTGTTAAAGCCGTACACTTAGCATTATTAAATATCATCATACTAGACCAGTTTTTCTTTTCATAAACTGTTTGTGGTTGATTTAAAAACTTAACTGTACTATTAGGAGAGTAATCATGTTGTACACATTGAACAGCATACTTAGTGGTTCTTTGTCGCCATAATAATGATATATCAGCACGAGCTAACATATCACAATCCATAAAGATAGCATGACCTGAATAATTACATAGATAAGGTACGATAAATCTACTAAACGCAAACTCTGTAGATTGTATTGGCAGTCTTTCTCTAACAAAAATATCTTTTATATTCTGTAGTCTGATTGGTGTAATAGAAATAGGTTGTGTGCTATGTTTTAGTAAACTGTGACTTAGTACACTAAACGCCACTTTCTCATTATCATCATAACCAATAAAAACTCTAATCATTTACTTTTTGTCCAACACTTTCTCTTTTAATATCATTATGGTTAAACTCTGCCCAATATAATTCAAACGCTACACCATCTTCCATACCTATAAATTGATGATATAGACCAGGTTTAACTTGCATAAAGTCACCTGCATTTAAAACAGTTTCATCTACCAAGTTATAATCATTCTGCCATACTTTGACCATCATTTTACCTGACTCTACAAAAAAACCATTCCATTTAAATTCATGTTTGTGTTTTGAACAAGCAACATCTTTTTTATATTCTATTCTATGAAACTCTAATACACCGTTGGCATGTATAAGTTCAGTTTGACCCCATATTTTTCCAGCTTTCATTTTCAATTTCCTTTATTAAAACTCTTTTTTGCATAATGTGGTTTCAAAAACATATTCTCACCACTAAATCCTAGTCTTTTTCTGTCACCTTTTGTGTGGTCATATATAGGTCCTAAAACTGACCTAGCTTGAACATGTGCTTTTGAACCATCACCAATATTAAAATTCTTTACACCTTTTTGATTTTCATATATCTTTCTTACATGGTCCCAAACAAAACTATCGTGGCATTCAATTAATGAATATACTCTATTTCTATCATACATTCTTTTCATCTCTAGTGCATAGTTTTTAACTTCGGGGTGTTTCATATTAAAACCTAAAAAACCACATTCACTATATTGTGAACCTCGACCTAAGTAGGTCATCATACAATCTTCTCTATATAAGTTATCTATTACCCATTGTGTGTCTATTGGATTATAGAAAACACTATCTGCGTCTATACCAATAATATAATCTGAGTCTGTATCATTAATTATAGCATGTGTATAAGAATATACTTTATAACTAAATCTTACAGCGTCCATTAAAAAACTTTTGTATGATCTAAATTTATTTTTTTCTACAAATTTTTTACAGTCTGGTACTAAATCAAATAAATCTTCATCCTCATTATATACAGTTAAGTCAAAAGGCCAATTGTATGTACTTTGAAATCTATGAGCGTATTGTTTAAATAGTTTATTATTCCAGGTAGTTATTACTCTTATTTTCATATTGATACGTTAAACACCTTTCTCCATACTGCAAAGTTTAAAGTTAAAAACAATTCTTTTTGTGAGTTAAGACCTATCTCTGCTTTTTTACCTGAACCTGGAACAGCATGTATTCTATTATTTAAATACTTTGTTTCAATTTCTTCAGGTGTATATTCAAACAAATCTTGTAGTTCTTTATCTTTTAAAGTTTCTCTTATGTAATCCTTTAACACTCCATTGTTAGGAGCTGGTGCATTTATATGACCAATTAATATTTCATCTGTAGGAAAACGCCAACCTGTTTTAGCATGGTCTATTATATAATTAGGTAGTTTACCTCTATAAGCTTCTTTTTGTAGTTTCTTATTGTAAAGTGATGGTCGAGTTCTAAAATTATCCCAATCAAATTTAACAGCACTTGGTATACCTCTTACATAATCTCTTATAACTTTATTCATAAAAGGAAATCTACCCTCCATACTAAAAGCCATTCCTAGTTTATCATTTCTAATTAAGAAATCATCACATAAACCATTTAACGATTCTGTGTACATCAAATCATTTGGTGCGTCACCTGTTATAGGTTCTTTTGGTAACCATTCATCTAAGTAACACATCATACCCTCAACATCACAACTCAATTCTGGATTTTTTAAGTTTCTATTATTATGTTGTAATTTTCCTAATCTTTCTTTCCAATTAGCCAATGCGTGGTGTTTGTAACCACCAAATATTTCATCACCACCATCACCAGATAGAGTTACAGTAATATTATTTTGTGACATAAACTTATTTGTATTGTAATAAGTTGGAAAAGATTTACCTTGTCTTGGTTCTTCTAAAGCGTAAAATGTGTCATCTAAGGCGTCAACGTAATCTTGTTGTGTTTGTCTGACTTCAAAGTTTTCCACTCCCCAATCTTTACATAATTGTTTAGCGAGTTGGCTGTCTTCATTTAGTTTGCTATAAGGATCAACAAGGTCAAATGATGAGGTAAATGTAACAGGTTTAATACCTAGTTGTAACATTTCATATAATATAGATGTACTATCAATACCACCAGATAAAAATAAACCTATGTTTCTTCTACCCATTAAGGTTTGATTTACTGCTTTTCTAAATCTATGAGCTATTCTATCTCTACCCTCATTTTTATATTTGTAATTATTTAAATAATTAGTACTGTCTTCATCGTCATACAGTCTAATTTTTAGTTTAGAAGTATCAAAATCTGAATTATCAGCAAT